GGCATCCATAAACGCCTTGCCTGGTGCGACAGTGATTGGTTCGCTTTTGACCGGTTCCACGGCTTCGACGGTCTCTTGGACCTCTGCTGATTCGGTCTCTTCCGCTTCGACAGGAGCAATCGCTCCCTCTGCGTTGGTGTTGTTCGTTTCCATATCTCTCCTATTCAAGAAATGGACAGGAATCTCCTTCCCATCCTTCAGTTGACTTGCTGTGTTCATGTCTGCTCCGTAAGGGCAGACCGCCACGCCGCGCAGATTCCACTGGCGAACGATGACGCCTGGGCCAACAAATTCGTATCCGTTGACCTGTGCGAGTTGTCCTTCGTCGATCTCCTCCATAACGGGATCGCCAAAGAAGATCGAGGCTTCGTAAGGCACCCCCGCTTTGGCTTTGAACATGATTTCGGTGGCACGGTCTTTCTCTTGGAAGGGCGTCAGTGCACCCGACGCCACGAGATTGCCTTCCACCGTTTCAAAATGATTCAGGTATCCCACGACCTCACTGGCGTCGTGGTTGTAATCGATGGGCAAACGATCCTTGTGCAGCTTCATGCCAGATAGGTCATGAACGATGGGGCCCCAGAACCAGTGATTGATGGGTTTGCCGCTGCGAGCGGTCATGCGGATCGGTGACGACTTGGCGTTCTCTCCGTTGTCGCCCAGTTCCAGTTCGCCGATGTTCATGCAGCATGCCGCAGCAGGAACATTTCGTGTTTCAGTTGTCTTGGTCGTTGGCTTTGTCATTGGTTTGTTCATCAGCGCGTTCGTCTCCTGATGCCGGTACTTCCACCGGATCGCTGATTAATCCTTTTTCTTTCATGTATGCGTGTTCTTGGGCAAGCTGGTCTGCGATGGAAAAGAAGTCCTGACCTCTCTCACGGCAGACTTGCTGGCGAGATGAAAGACCCGCTTGGATGGCGGTAACATCCGCATTCACTTCTTTGAGTGGGTCGATCCAAGGAAGACCTGCAGGGATCCAGTCCCATGTGACGTCGCCCAGCATCATGCCTTTGGGCAATGCCAGTTCTCCGTCCTCGATCCAAAGGCCGACCCGCCATGCGGTGAGTTGATTTAGAAACTGCTGCACATCCGCACGTTTACACTGGGCGGATTGCTCGTATTGAAGAAGGGCCTGACGGGCACCACTGTAGTTGGTGAAGGATTCGTCATAGAACGAATAAGGGATGTCCAGTGCTTTGAGCGATGCTCCGATCATCTTCTCGCAGTAAGCGGAAAACTCGGTGCTTGGCGTGTTCGATTCGATGAACTCTGCGTCATCGCCTGGATCAAGATCCAGAAGCTGCGGGCCTTGGCCAAAGTTGAATTGATATGGCGTCTGTGCGTTGTCGTCAGGCGTCAGCGGCTGATCGCCGGCACGTTTGAATTTCAGACCAAAGAGCTGCGACACTTTCGCTTTGGCGAGAGCGTATTCCGCACACTCGTAGACATCAGAAAATGTATTGAGGGCTGCGGCCAGAGGGGAAACGCCACGCACCTGGTCGTAGCGGTCAAAGAAACCGTGCTGATAAATGAACTCAGCAGGAATCGCTGCCCTGAATGTGAAACGGTTGGCACTATCGCCTCGATCACAGATGACATAACGGCGCGCCCGTCCCTCTGAGGAAACATCCACGCCATGAACCAGTCGTGCGGAATCAAAGGATGCGGGAAGATCACTGCTTGGTGTTTGAACCCGATCACCTTCGATGATTTGGATCCTGCCATCGCTAAGTTTCATGATGAAGACGTCGCCATCAATCGTGCGGCGTTCTTCAGCGAGGCGGACTAATCGTTGTAGGGAGTGGCGTGAGGAAATGTCACAGTTGACGGGTCTGCTCCACCACGTCATTAAGGATTCGATGCGGTCATCGAGATCAAGAATCCCGGTGCGGCACTGAAAGCTGAAGGTTGAGCAGTAGTCGAGGTGCTTGCGAATCGCCCATGCCGCAATCGACATGTTGCGTTGCAGATCACGGGTATTGCTGACGAGTTTGCTGCGCTGCCGCCTGGAGAGTTCTCGATCTTCCGATTGAAGTGCCGTACGGCGTGAACGACGGCGACCGGTCTCCTCCACGGCGTCATACGAAAACAGGTATCGCTTAATCCCCCTAAATAATCCCAAGGTCTCTTCCGCCCTCCGTTAACGATGCGTTTACCAACAACCATCGAGTCGAATCTGACCGGTGATGGGTCGTTTCCCATCTTCACGATTGCATTGGTTCTGCCAGAACTGAAGCTCCTCCAACGCCTGCTTGCGGTCATACTTCACGCGCTGGCCATCCACCTGCACTTCCACCACTCCGACGTTGGACGCCAGGGCGGTTGTCAATGCTTCCACCATCTCTGATGCGGTTGCCATATACAATATATTCGACTTAACCGCTTCATATACCTCTATTTACTTGTCTTTCTAAGGTCTTGAATTACCTGAGCGATGAAAAGTAGCAACAGGCATCCTCCGAGGACGCCCCAGAACACCGTTGAACCGAACCACGAGGACACTGTATTCGACTGCTTAGCGATTTGCTTTTTGGCACTCCATACGGAGGCTATCTGAATCGTACCAATGCTCTGATGATCTGAATCATATAATTTCCCATCTACAAGCCACACGCCGTCTTCCGTTTCCGGCACAACAAACTCTGCATAGGCCATGAAGTCTGGAGCATCCATCGTCGCTCGACGATCGAGAAACCGAAACTCCCCCGATGCGGCAACAGATACCGGCAAGAACCGTGTAACCGAAAGCGTATCACTTGCCTGGAGCGTAATCCGTGATTTGAGGATACTATTCCAGATTGCATCACTGGTGGAATCGTCATCCATCACACGGACGATTATACGTGTACCAGGTGCCACCTCTTCAGCAAGCACGCGGCCAAGAATCGGCGTGCCTCTATAGCCTTCGTGGATTTGAGGCACAAGAAAGCTGCCTTTGCCTTCTATGTCCACATAGAAAAACACGTCTGGATATGACCAAAAATCGGACCACGTTGCGCCATTTGTCTTGAAGTAAATTGAGTAAATGGCGTCGTTGCTTCCGTCTACCATCTGTTCCTTGAGGCGTTTCAATATTTCATCTTCGGTCTTATACTTCTCGTATGCATGAGCGCTGTTGCCCAACGATTTTGCTGCGGCAGCTCCAGTTAGTATTTCGAGGACAGCTTTAATCGCCTTCCCCGTGTTTGCATGCACGGCCGTGGGAGAACAGAGTAATGAGATAAGCAACCCAATAATAATTGCACGTTGTGCCATTTGATGTTCTCGGCTAAATTACATTCTACTCTTGAACCAGATCCGATTGGGGTAATCTATCATACGCCCCAGATGGCAACAAGAAGAATGTGGATTGTGAGGAATAATATTGCCCGCAATATTGCAGTGGAGATCAAGGGTAATCCAGATCAGAATGACACTTGAACTTCCCTTCTTCTCCTTGGCGTAGAAGGGATGTTGCCATCATGTCCAATTCCCCTTGCACCTCGCTCAGATGCGGCGACGGCACATCCCACTAGGCAGTCCCACCAATGGTTGTCCCGATTGGGACGAAGCTTCCAAACGAAAACGGTGCGGCCCAACCCCTGTGTCGGCACGCTGTATTCCGCCGTCAACTGTTCCGCCAGCATCTGATGCTGAACAGCCTTGTCACCAAAGATCGTGATGCCACCCTTGGTGCCCACGAGCATGGCAAGGCGACTGGCCACGAATGACTTCCATGCGTTGGTGTCGTAAAGGACATGACGCTGTGCCTTCTCTGAAGGCAGATACCAGTTCCATCCCCAGCGGTCGCCAGGCTTGCGGTTGTATTCGTTCATGGGCTTTCGATCTGCGGTGACCGCTCGACCAAATGATGGCAACAACACAGCGGCATGAGATGAGGTGCGGCAGAACTGCTTCACCGTGGCGGTGCTGTCGCCCCATGAAGCGTCCACCATGCAGCGTTCGATTCTTAGTTCGATGCCATCCTCACGCACCCAGGTCTGGCCAAGGATTTCGGTGGATAGCGATGTCAGACCGGAGAACAGTTGAGCATCGAGTGTCGTGCCAGGGTGCTGCCTTGCCAGGGTTTGCTTCACATCTTGAAGAGTGAAATAGGATCGCTTCTGATCGGGATAGCATCCGTAATCGATGACGGATCCTGTGAAGTCATCACCGAAGGCAACGACCAACCAGAACAGCACCCGCTTCTGAACGTCGATGTAAGCGACAACTCTTGAACAGGCGAGCGGCACGACGCCTCGTGGCAATCCTGAAAGACGGGACAGCACTTGATCCGTCGTGAGCTGCTCCATTTCAGCCGCATCAAGGTTCAAAGGTTCATTCTGATATTCCGCGAAAAAAGCGAACTCATCCTGAAGCCGCAGATTCATGGCGTGCTGAATCGCACTGAGTTCATCTGCGTTGTAGCGAGCTTCCCATGCGACAATGACTCCATCATCCATAACCTGTTGATGTTCTTGATAGAACTCCGTTGCTTCTGAAATGCCACGATCGTTCCGCAATCCTTCAGCTCTGATCTGAGCATATTCCTGCCACAGTTTCTCGGCCTTGCTTCCTTGCGGGGCAAAGGAATAAACCATCTTGGTTCGTTCGCCTTGCCACTCAGGATGTTTTTCACGATTGAGAATCCGATCCGCACTGTCATCAGGTCGCACCACGGTCAGTGTCATCAAGCCTGCGATTTTGCGGCCTGGGCCTGACAAACCAAGAATGGCACCTGCGAGAATCTGTTCACGGTATGCACACTGCGATGGTGAACGTGCAGACTCATCGGTCTGCGGATCATCGACCAGCACTAGCGATGGTCGCAGGGTCTTGCCGTCCGTGCGTTTGTGTTTCATGCCTCGGATGCGACCGGTAATGCCTGCCACTCGGATGACGGCCCCCGATGCCTTGCTGCCCTCGATGCATGGCAAAATGATTTCCTTCGCTGTCCATCCCACATGGATGCGTTGACCTCGGTAGAGCTGGCCAGCGGCACGCTGGTGGATGCCTTCCAAGGCACGGATCGGTCCCGTCACTTCTGAAAAGTCTTCGTGCAGTAGATCATTGTTTTCCAGTTCACTCTTGATCGAGTCGAGCATCTTTTCGGCGTGATCTTCATCCGCACCGATGAGGCAGACG